CGTTTTGCCATTTAAGCCGTTACCTGCTTGAGCTTTTGCGTTATTTGTTAGACTTGGCATTTTATTTCTCCTATTTTCTCGTTAATGCCGATTCACACTCTGTGAACCGTTAGTTGCATTTATTTATAATTTTTGATTATGAAATAAGGTATAGTCGCAAAAAAGGGCGTTTAATCTTCAAACGCCCTGATTTATAAGATTGTTGATTATTAACTATTATGCAAAAGTTAATTGATCAGCCGCCGCAACAACTGTGTCAGTGCCAACACCATCAATCGCTTCTAATTGCGCCGCAATAGAATCTGCTGTGTGTTGAGAACCATCCACGATAAGTGCAAGTGTTCCTGCATTACCTGTTGGTGCAAAGTAGGCAATCGCGTTTACTGACTTCACAGCCAATTCAACGATTTGATCTGCTTCACCTGCCGCATCACCGTCTGCCGCTTGTAAATCAACAGCAGTGTTAGCCGCATTTGAAGTTGATCTAATAGTTGCAACGTAGAAGCCAAGATTTGCATTTTGAAAAACAGTTCCTGTGACAAATTTGTTCAAGAAACCATTTACTTTTGTTATACTAGGCATATTATTTCTCCTTTTTTCTCGTTAATGCCCTAATCCACGCTCAGTGGATGAGGTTGTATATATTTATAGATTTTGGCAACAATTTAAGTAGAGTGTTTACTTTTTACTCTTTTTGGCACGTTCTGCCAATGCTCGTAGCATACTGACGTATGAAGGTCCTCCTGACACTATGTCGTGCAACATCTTGATTGCTGGTAGATATGCTTGAACTATTGTGCTGGGAATTGATTTGTTACTGAGTGCAAGGTCCACAAATCGTTTAACCTGCACAATGTTTTTTGATCCTACCAAGTATCTATACAGTGATAATTCTTTACCTTGCACATTGATATCTGGTATGGAGATTTTAGGTTCCGAGTCGCTGACTCTGCCTGTTTCTAAATTTTTATCAGCCACCAGTTTTTCAAGATCATCTATGATGTCTGAACTTCGCAATTTGGCTCTTGCCGCATGCACTAATTTGGTTACAGTGTCCTGTCTATCAATCTGTGTTGCACTGTCATAGTCCATCAATGTTCTGCGAATAGATTTATACACTGTGTTTCTGATGTTCAATGCTGATTCTATATTGATATACAATTGAGTGTTTGATACTGTGGCACTGCCCATACTGATTCTGGTGATGTGTCTGTTCACTGCCATCATTGGTAAAGTGGTTCTTTTTCTCAGTGCAGATGCAGAAGTAGGATCTTTTAATTTGTTGATTGCTTCTTGATCTCCTGTAACAAAATAGATAAAATTATAAAGATCAGTAGCACTCATTCTAAATCTTTTGTAGTTGGTAAAACCTACTGTGCGTTTGGCATATGATCTTGCCATTGGTTTATGACGAGCATATTTGTTCATCAATTCCAATACCAACATGGAAAGATACAATCTTTCGCAACAGTCTGTATATGTCAAGACTTTTTGATCCTGAGTGTTGCGAGTCATTCTCGCTTCGTATAATGATTCTATAAACTCCATGCGAAGTATACTGAGTGTTTAGTAGATGCCTGGCTCTGCTGGTTGACTGTCTTTTTGCAAATACATGTTCTTAAACAATGCAACCATATCATCTGTTTCTAAAAATTTAGATAATGTTTCACTTTTCTGAAGTGCTTTGATGAACTCTGATCTGATCATTGGTTTGATCTGTGAACTGGTCATCAGTTTTCTTAACATATCTGCCTGCCTTGCAGTCACTTTATGTTTTTTACCATCATCTGTGGTCACTGTGTCTAATGGATTTGGATTGCCTTGACTGTCTAGAATTTTTCCAAATTGATTGAACATTGGCTCCTGTTTGAAATCTTTGTCCATTCCTGCATTTGGATCATCTGCTGGGTCAATATCTCTAAATTCTTTTATAAACTCTTTTGCTTTCATTGTGTTCTCCTTATCTATTTATCGCTCTGTTGGCTCTAGTGAAGCCAGAACGTTTTACTAGTTTTACTGCACCAGGTCCTGTGCCTGCCACATATCCTTCGCCGCCTTTTTGTCCATCTATAGTTGCCACAATGTCTGATCCTGCGGCATCCAGTTGATCAACCATCATGTCCTTGGTTTCCATCACTGTTGCAATGGTTCTAAACACAGCATCAAATCCTGATTTGTGCTGTTGAATGTATTGAACAATTCTTTGTTTTTTTGGCACACTGACTGTGCTAGACTCTAACCATTTTCCAAAATCAGCACCTAGGTTATCTAAACCCGTGTCAACTTTGCTGTTCACATAGGTGTACAAGATATTTGGTAAATCAGTTATTTTTAATTCTTGAAGTTTGCCTCTGTTTAGAAATAAATCAATGGATCCTGCATTTTTAACCACTTCACTCTTGGCAGATTTTAATATGGACAAGTCCACATTGCCTGGATGTGTTTTTGTAGTTGGAGGCAATACCAATAATTCGTCTCCCACAAACATACTGATATCTTCAAGTGGCGATACACTGCCTTGCTCATTGATAGTGTGATGCAAAACAATTCCCACTTTGCTCATTGCAATTTTTTTTCCTATGTCACTGTTGGCATCTATACTGTATTCAACCACGTTGGGTTTGAACACAAATCTGTTGCCTTGTTTTTTAGGCTGTTGAAAATACAACATGTCTCCGACAAAATATCCTTCATAATCTTTTGGCACAGATTTTTCTAATATAGGAAATGCTTGTTTCATTTTCATACTGTACTGTGCATATGATTTTTTCTTTGCTGGATCTTTTGCTCTGCTCATTATCATACCTTCTAAATCATCTGGATTGGTCGTTCTTCCATCATAATTTTTTGCATTGAATCCTGCTTTATCTGTGAAAATAAATTCATTGTTTGGTGTCAGACCAAACACAACAGCAGGTGAGCCATCCCATTTAATTGTTACTCCTTGTTTGCCTGTGGCAATTTTTTGCAACATCTCAATGGCTTCAAGAGCACCTTGGTGTCCTTTGAACAATATCAAATCTTCTGCATGTTGTATTCTTGCAGATTCAAACACTGTTTTACACTTGCCTGATTGTTTTTTAAACTCGACTAGTTTCATTCTGGCAACCTGTCCATTAAGTTTCTAAACCACACAGGTGTTCCAGCAATTTTGTGTTCTGGTAATGTTTTTCCAATTTTTTCAAAACTGTCTCTTGCATCTTGAATCAATTGTTCATAATCTGTTCTGTTCTTAATTTTTGCATGTATAGTTTCAACTGTGGCTAAATCTTTTGCAGTGGCTCCTTTGCCCAACAACAGTTCTGCTATCTTGTCCGGATCTTTAGATAACACTTGTTCAGTTTTTCTATCAATCAAACCAGATTTAAAACTCCATTTAAGTCCTTGGGGTTTGGCAATCGATGCCAACATCACATGTCTATCTGCACCTTTAAAATTACTGCCCACAGTGCCACTCAAACTGAATTTCATCCAATCAGGGTCACCAAACATAAAGTCTGTTTGCACATGTCCGTTCTTTTCGTTGCCTTGTATTGGTGTTTTGAAATGCACACTGACTCCGCTTTTTTTGATATAATCAGCAGGATTCATATTCTTTGAATTCAACCAACCAGTCAGTTTAGCAATTAATTGTTCTTTGTTGATTTTTGTTTGATCCACAGCAAGATCTAAATCTCCTGATGTAGGTGCAAGTCCAGTAGTTCCTAATTTGTTGTCGGTGAGCTCTAGTCCTGTAATCTGTTCCAACCATTGAACTGTGGGTTCAACATCGACTCTGTTGATTCTTGCAGTGGCTGGCTGACCTTCTGTATTTTTGAAAATATTGCCGCCTTCATTAACTATTGTTTTTGTCATCTAAAACTTTTTTAATTCCAACTTTAAATTTTTTTGAATCACCATTACGTATGCTGTTTATGAATCTTCGTTCCAATTCAATAGCAGTTTCCTCTGGATAGTGATTTTGTATCACATTGAGAAGATTCACTGCACTCTCAATCAGATTACTGCCAGTGGTTTCGAGGAAATGTTCAGTATTTCTGCTCTCTGAAATACGGTTCAGTTCATCTAATATACTTCTGGTACGTTTTTTCATATGTACTACCCTGCTCTTTTAACTATTTACCGTTATGTCCACGAATATAAAGTAAGTGTTCATAGTTTAACACACTTGTTTTTGGTTGTCAATCGTTATTATTGAACCCTATAATATACATTTTGCTGATTGACAAACATAAATAATCATGTTATATTACTAGCACATTGTTAATATAACGACACACAAACACACAAACAAAGGAGAAAGACAATGGCAAACAACACAAGAAATGGCTACGAAATAAGAGCCGATCTATTAGGACTTGCGAAACAAATCGCTGAGTTCAATTACTCAATCAAGTACAACGAGTACGAACAATCTGTTAGAAAAGAAGGTGATCAGATAGTATCTGAATTTAAGTATCCATCGATCCAAGCAGAAGACATCATTGCAACTGCACAAAAGTTCAATGAGTTCGTAACGAACGGTGCTTCAATTGGTGAGAACACTCAGATGCTTATGGAAAATGTGAAGAAGTTCAATGAAAAAGTTCAGGAATCAGTCAAACCTGAATCAATTCAAGAAAACTTCAAAGCATACCAACAGAATGTACAGAAATTTACTGAAGCATTCTTCAACGGCGTAAGCAAGAAGTAATCAGCAACACACAACCTTTGGGCCTAATAGTTTCGACTATGGGCCCAGAGTGTACAAAAGAAAGAAAAAATATGTGGCCTTATAATCATTGTGAATGGAAACAAATCACATACGGTATTACCAGAAAGTCTAAATCTACCATTAAATCAAAATGGAAGAAGAACAAGACTCTAATACTGATGTGTACAGTACCCACCCTCACATTATTTTGGATGCTGTCGTTCCTGTTCTAATAGTAGATAAATACCTACATAATGAACTTTTTACAATTTGTAGCAGATGTAGGTTTTCCAATAGCAGGTGCTGTGGCATCTGGTATATTCATATTCATCATCTTAAAATTCATATTGGCAACTGTGACAGGATCAGTGAATGGTCTTAAGAATATCATTCAAGCACTGGACAACAGAGTTCAGACCATGAACAACGACTTGATCAAAATAGATGCGTTGTTGTCACACGTGACAGGTGTCAAACCCAATGTGGATCGCATTGCCGCTAACGAAGGCAAAGAAGACGCAAGGAAAGACTAATGACAGTAGAACTGGCAACAGCAATTAAAGAATTTGGATTTCCAATCATTGCCGCATTTGGTTTAGGATACTTTGTTTACTATGTGTGGACATGGGTAACCAAAGAAATCAAACCTGTGCTGGGTGAAGCCAACAAAACACTGATTGCACTGATAGACAGGGTGAGAATGTTGGACAATGACATGATACGTTTAACTCAAAAGTTAAACATGATTCTTGAACAAAAAGAAAAATCGAATAAAAAGAAAAAATAACTATTTTGTGGTAGCTCTAAAAATGCCATCCCAATCTTTCGGAAGTTGTTGGGTCATCATGAATTCACATCTTTCAATCCACATATCATAATAACCTTTCATTTGACCTTTAAAGTCTTCTTTCAACAGTTTACATTTAGAAATGGCTTTTTTAAATTCTTGTTTTCTATACAGCTCATGCATCTGATTGTGTTTTTTAATTTCTGCTGAGTAATTGTTTTTGTTAAGATCCAACACTGTGTAAATTTCTAATCCCACTGTTTTACCTTTCACAGCCAAATCATCCAGTTTTAAATATAAGAAATCATTTTCAGTTCTTCGCACTGTTTCAGGTCCAACTATCAACAGCACTCCATAATTCTTACACTGTGACTCCAGTCTGGCTGTGGTGGACACAGCATCACCCAACACATCATATGAATGTCGTTGTGTGCTACCCATCTCTCCGATATATCCCAAGCCTGTATTGATACCAGCACCCATGCCAATTGGAGGTCTTCCTTGTGATGTTATTTTTTTATTAAATTCTTTCACTGCTTTTAACATATTCAAACCTGTTTGAACTGCTGTGCGTGGATGATTTTCATCATCAATAGGAGCATTGTGAATGTGCATGGAAGCATCACCGATATACTTTATGATCATACCATTAGCATCCAATACAGGTTGTGTGATAGCATCCATGTAACCATTCATTATTTCGGTCAAACCTTTTACATCATCACCAAATGATTCTCCCAATGGAGTGAATCCTCTGAGATCCGAGAAGCATATTGAAACTTCTTTTTTAATACCTTGTTTGATTAGAGCAGGATTTTTCTGTAACATCTCAACCACAGTTGGTGAAGCATATCCTCCAAACTGTTTCTTAATCTGTTGCTTTTGAAAGAACTCTATCACAAACCTATTGAACACAGCATGGAAACTCACTATGATTGTGACCAACCATAACCAACTGACGTCCCACAGTTGAAGATGTCTTGTGAAAGCAAAGTAACTGCCATAAGCAGAACTGGTGTACAACAAAACCAACAAGCCACCAATCAACCAATAAGGTGCATAAGCCGCCGCAAAAATTAATATCAAGGCAATTAATGCTGTGCCCACATACTCAACAAATGTTGCATAATCAAAACGCACAATGTTGTCACCATTTATGATGGTTTGTAATGCTGTGGCTGGCAACATATGAGCATACTTCTCTCCGTTGGGTGTGGCAATCACACTGCCCAATCCTTCTGCTGTGATTCCTATAATCACTGTTTTACCTTGCAGTGATTTGAAATTGTCTACGGCACTGACTGTTATGAATTCTTTGTTCCAACGCAACCATATACGAGCATTGGCATCTGTTTGAATAGTTTTGTATTGAGGAACTCGCAGTGCTATGATTCCACCTTCACCTGTTTTAACCTGGTAACTTGGATCTCCCACTGCCACACGAATTGTTTCTATGGCTATGCTGGGATATGTTTCTGTGTCCACTCGCATCAACAGTGGCAGTCTTCTCACAACACCATCAATCTCGGGTGCTGTGTTCAACACTCCCACTCCTGCGGCTGTGTTACCTAGTGTTTCTATTGGTCCCAACATACCTGGCCATTCAAACAGCCAAGGCATAGGATCACCTATTTTAGCAACACCTCTCGGCACAGCATTTTTATTTGTTTGTGTGGTTCCTACCTGTGCTATGACCACACCGTTGTCTTTGATTGCTTGAACCAAAGCATCATCTCCACCCAATCTGTCTTCTTCTGAAAACAGTATGGGCAACACAATAACTCCTGCACCTGCTTCACGCAGTCTCCATATGATGTCTGCTATCACATCTCGCTTCCAAGGCCACTGTCCGTATTGTGATATAGACTTCTCATCTATCTCCACAATGGCTATGTCTTGCGACAGTGTGGGTACGTCATATTTTTGCACAAGATCAAAAGATTTCAGTCTGGCTGTTTGTTTTACAAAAGGATCAGAATAACCCCATAACATTATGACTGCTAATATAACAATGCTGAATATCCAATGTGTGAAAAATTTACTGAGCTTCATAACACCCTGCTATTACAGAACAAAATTCTTTTTGTGGAGGCGATATCAATTCTTTTTCAGAAGTTACAGGTTTTTCTTCTATAAATGCTGGCTTGTCTGCTTGAGGATTTTCTGGAGTTTGTTGCATATAGATATCGTTGGCCCAAACGCCTGTGGTGAAGAGCAGTATGATGAAAAACTGTTTAATCATTATGTGTGTATTTATTTTAAATGAGTGCTTAATTCTGATTCACTGTGGTGGTGCCGCAACCGTTAAGATTGGTGCAGTTCTGATAGAGATAATAGTTCTGATCTGTGGTGCCTGACTGTGATAGATTCAATCCAGATGTGTATCCATTCATATCAACAGTGGCTTTGTGATTGCCTGATCCGTCTTGAGTGATATCTACCGTTTGATTACTGCCCAGAGTTACATCCACAAAATGTTCACCTGATCCCTGTTGTAGAATATCTATGTTATTGCTGGAACCATTTACATCTAAAAATGTCATCTTGTCACCATCATCTTTCTGATCCACGTAGGCAGTGTTGCTGTTACCATTAACGTCCACATCCATAAAGTGTCCATTGCTACCAATGCCGCCATCGTTCTCCTGTAGGATGCCCATAGTGTTGTAGTTGCCAGTGACCTTGAGTTTGGTTCTGTGTCCGCCTGCATCATCCACATTGTCACCCTGTCTCACTGAGATGTTGTTGCTGTCACCGTTGAGATCGAACAGCAACACATTGTTGTCACTGAATGATCCTGCGTTGTTACCTTGTGTGATCGACACTGTGTTGTTGTCGCCTGAGATATCTCCAGCCACCAATGAACTGCTGGTAGAAGTTGTACCTGCCACAAGATTGTCGTTGTCGTATTGTACAATATCTAAATCTAGATTGTCTCCAGATTGTGTGATGTAAATCTGATTGCCGTTGGTTGTGATACCTCTGGCATCTGTCCTTGCCTGTGTCTGTGCTGATGATATTGAAGAAGTAGGAGTGGGTGCAGTTGTGGAATATGTTGAAGCAGGTACAAGAGCAACAGATCCTGTTTGATCCCAATGCAGTTGAACCACAGCACCACCACCGTTCTCATACCACCACATATCGATATAATAGGTTTCACCACCCGTGAGTGTTTGATCCGTTGAAACATAGTTCCAAGTGCCGTCGGCCTGTTCTT